CCCGCACGCGCGTCCGCATCGACGCCGAACCCGAAGCCGACCGCAAGGCCGCCGCCGAGGCGCAGACGGCAGAGGCCGCCGCCGTCACCGCCTGGGAGGTCCTGGGCGTCGACGTCGACGTCGCCCACCACGCGGCGAAAGCAGGTGTCCACCTGCGCTCGACCACGATCACGAAGGCCCCCGCACCATGAGCACCACCCCGCCGCCCACCAAGCGCTTCGGCGCGCCCTTCGAGGCTCTGTCGATCGACGAGGCCGCGCTTGCGCGCGACTTCGAGCCCTCGTCCTTCGGCTTCTTCTACGACGACGAGGCCCGCCCGAAGCCCTACCGCATGGCGGGCGACGTGGCCGTGGTCGACGTCGTGGGCGCGCTCGACACCCGCGCCGGCTGGTGGTGGGACGGCTACGACGCGATCGTTGAGCGGGCCGCCGCCGCCCTCGCTGACCCGAAGGTCCGCGCGCTGGTGCTGTCGATGGACTCCCCCGGTGGCATGGCCGCGGGCAACCTCGACGCGTGCCACGCCCTGCGCGCCGTCGCCGATGCCTCGGGCAAGCCCGTCGTGGCCCACGCCGGCACCATGGCCGCGAGCGCCGCCTACGCCCTCGCCTGCGCCGCCGACCAGATCCTCGTCACCAGCGACGGCGTGGTCGGCTCCATCGGCACCATCGCCACGGTCTACGACCGCACGGCGCTGAACGAGAAGATTGGCCTCGACGTCCGCGTCGTGCGCTCGGGCAACCTCAAGGCCGACCCGCACCCGGACGTCGCGCTCACCGACGCCAGCGTGGCGAGGGTTCGCGCGAGGGTCAACGAGCTCGCGCAGATGTTCGCGGCGCACGTCGCCGCGCGTCGCCCCCAGGCGGGCGACCCGCTCGCTCTCCAGGGCGCGTGCTTCTACGGCGCCGACGCCGTCACCAGAGGCCTCGCCGACGCGGTCGGCACGCTCGCCGACGCCATCACCACCGCCGCGCATCTCGCGGCCGATAGCCGAAAGACGAACACCATGGACCCCACCGCCACGAAGGCCGTCGAGATCACCACCGCGCTCTGCGCTGCCACCGGCGCGACCACGGTCGACGAGCTCGTCGCCACCGTCGCCACCCTGCGCCAGCGCGCGGGCCAGGTCGACGCGCAGGCCGTCGAGCTCACCGCCCTGCGCCAGCAGCTCGCCGACCGCGACGCCGCGGCCATCGCCTCCGCCCGCGCCGACGTGCTCTCGAAGCACCGCGTGCGCGGCGCCTTCACCCCCGCGATGGAGGCTGACGCGGAGTACATGGGCGACCTCGCGCCGCTCTCGCCCGCCGCCCTCGACCGGGTGCTCTCGAAGCTGCCCGCGATGCCCGCCGCCGTCGCCCCGCGCGCGGTCGGTGCGGTCGACCCGGGCGCCGTCGACGCGGACCCCGGGGCGATCGACCTCACCGCCGAGGACAAGGCGTGGTGCGCGAGCGTCGGCGTCTCCGAGGCGTCGATGCTCGTCACGAAGCGCCTCGACGCCACCAGGCGCGCCGCCCGTCAGGGCTGATCGCTCGCACCGTAGCCCCCGCACCGCCCCTCACCGGAGATCACCACCATGACCGCTCTCGCTCTCAACTTTTCCCGCGCCCGCGAGGGCGTCCACGCCGTCTGCGCACTCCAGGGGGGCTTCCCGCTCGCCGCGGCTGCGCGCCTCTACGTCGGCTCGCTCGTCGCGGTGAACCCCGCCGGCTACGCCGTCCCCGCGTCCGCCGACTCGACGCTCTTCGTGATCGGCGTGGCCGAGGCCGAGGCCAACAACTCCGCGGGCGCGGCGGGCGCCGTCACCCTGTCCGAGATCCGCCGCGGCGCCTTCATGTTCACCAACAGCGCGACCACCGGCGCCGTGACGGACGCCGACATCGGCCGCCCCTGCTTCGTCGTCGACGACAACACCGTTTCGCGTATCTCGCTGGACGGCGCCCGGCCGCCCGCGGGCATCGTCCGCCGCGTCGACGCCTCGGGCCTCGTCTCCGTCGAGGTCGGGCTCGCGTCGCGCAACGCCATCGAGGGCGTCACGGATTACCTCTACCCCGCGGGCGCGGACCTGAGCACCACGGGCCAGTACCTCTTCGTGAAGCTGGACGGCTCCTCGGCGATCGTGCTGGCGAGCGCCGCGGGTGAGTCCGCCCTGGGCGTGTTGCAGAACGCGCCCGCGTCCGCCGCCATCGCGATCGTGCGTCGCCGAGGCCCCTCGCGCGTCGTCGCTGGCGCGTCCATCGCTGACGGCGCCCTGCTCGCCGTGCAGGTCACCACCGGCCGCGCCAAGGCCGCGGTCGCCTGCACCGTCGCTGGCGGCGCGGGCGACCCCGCCAACGACGCGTTGGTCGGATCCTTCTGCATGGGCATGGCCCTGAGCGACGGCGCGTCCGCCGCCGCGATGATGATCGACGTCCACCCCATGGGCGCCATCCCCACGACCGCGGCCTGATCGGGCCCGCACCCACCCCACAGCCCACAGACCCCGGAGACCACCCCCACCATGGCCACCCAGTTCAAGTCATCTGACCTCGCCGCGCTCGACCGCACGGTCCGCGCTTCGTTCACCGAGGCGTTCAGCGCGAAGGCAAATTACACCCCGTGGTGCGCGCGCGTCGGATCGCGCGAGACCTCGACCAGCGCCGCGAACCTCTACCACTTCGGCATCGACTCGGGGAACTTCCGCGAGTGGACCGAGGGCGAGCGCATCATCAACTCCGTCGGCGCGGGGTCCATGACCGTCACCAACGTCAAGCGCGAGCTGACCTACGGCGTGAAGCGCGAGGCGCTCGACGACGACGCCACGGGCGCCCTGCGCTCGGTCGTGTCGCGCGTGCGCAGCGCCGCGGGCAAGCTCCTGCGCCTGCCCGACCGCCTCATGGCGGCGGCGCTCGCGGCCAACCCGACGTCGCTCTCGGGCTCGGCCCTCTTCGCCGACTCGCACGTCATTCCCGGCACGGCGAGGACGTTCGACAACAACTTCACCGCGACGGCGCTCACCCGCGACAACGCCGTCGCGATGCGCGCGCAGATGCTCTCGATCCGCGGGTCGGACGACGACATCATCAACACCGACCCGCGCATCCTGCTGGTGCCGCCGGAGCTCGAGGACGTCGCAATCGAGATCGCGTTCGGCGGCCTCAAGGTCAAGGCGGGCACCTCGACCACGAACATCAGCACGGTGCTGGAGAACTCGGCGCGCGGGCTCTTCGAGCCGATCGTGGCGCCGCAGCTCTCGCAGTACAGCGCGACGACCTGGTACCTGATCGACGCGTCCGACCTGTACGACCGCGCCCTGATCCACCAGGTGCGCGAGGAGGCCGAGCTCGTCGCGATGTTCGCGCCGACCGACCCGGAAGCCTTCATGCGCGACGAGTACATCTGGGGCTTGCGCGAGCGCTCCACGGTGGCGGCGGGCAACCCCGTTCGCATCGGTCGCGGCACCGCCTGAGCGGCGCTGAGACGCCATGAGCGCCGACATCACCCGCGCCGAGCTCGCCAGCCTCGGGCTGCGGGCGGCGGCGCTCACGGGCATCTCGACGGGCGATCAGGACGCGGCGTGCGAGTCGGCCACGGCCACCGCGCGGAGCTACCTGCGCGCCCGCTACCCCGCCGCGGGGACCATCGCGGACCCCGGGTACAAGCAGGCCGTCGCGCGCATTGCTGCGCACGAACTGCTCTCCACGCGCGGCTTCGACCCGTCGGGCTCCCGCTCGGACGAAGCCGTGCAGCTCAACCGCGACGCCGCGGTGAAGTGGCTGCGCGACGTCTCCAACGGCATCGCGCACCTCGACCTCACTGAGACCGTCGCCGAGACCTTCGCGCCCACCCTCGGGGGCGACGGCATCCTCTCCGACCCGCCCCGGGGCTGGTGACCCTCCGGCAGACCGGCACCCCCCTCGACGTGCTGCTCGATAGCCTCGCCGCGTGGGCGGACGGCACCGTGCAGCACGACGTCGCCGTAGCCCTCGCGCAGTCGGGCGCGGGGTTGGTGCGCGACGGCTTCGCCCGGTCGAAGACCCCCGACGGCCAGCGCTGGGCGCCGCTGAAGCGCCCGCGCCCGGGCGGCCGCGTGCTCGTGAAGACCGGCCGGCTTCTCGCCGCCGCGCCGTTTTACCGGGTCGACCGCACCGGCTTCGTGATGGACGCCGTCGACCGCGTCACCACCTACGGGGGCCTCCACATGACCGGCACCCGCACCATGCCCGCCCGCCCCTTCTACCCACAAGGCCAGCTCTCGACGGGCTGGTCGATCGTCCTCGCTGACGCGGCGGACGCCGCTGCGCGCATCCACATCCCCCGATGAGCACTGCCACCACCACGCTGCGCGCCGAGGTCACGGCGGTCATGGCGGACGTTGCGGTCGACGTGCCCGGCGTCGCCACGACCATCGGCCGGCGCGAGGTCGCGGCGCACCAGAGCCCGCCAATGGTCGGGTGGCTGCTCGCCTCCGAGCAGCCCACGGGCGCGCGCAAAAACGCCTTTCCGGGCGGGCGGCGCGAGATCTACTCCTCGCTGCTCACCCTCACGGTGCGTTGCTGGGGGATCGCCGCGACGCCCGATCGCACCTACGCCACCGACGACGTCGAGGCGGTGTTGCTCCTGCGCGAAAGCGTCATCGCGTGCCTGCACCGGCGCTTCCCTGGCGTCGCCGTGTGGAGCCGCGCAACATACGTGACCGACCCCTCCGCTTCGGACCTCGGCGAGCTCGTCGACCTCGCGATCACCCTCCCGGTCGGCGTGCTCGACCGCGCCCCGCTCCGCGCCACCGTCACCACCGCCACCCTCGCCCCCCCCGCCGTGCCCTTCGCGGACGGCCTTCTATCGCCCGGAGAAACCGCGTGACCACCCTCCTCAACGTCCTCACCATCCTCGACGGCGGCCTCGGCGTCGTCGCCCCCGGCGGCAGTCCCGTCGCCGTCGTCGGCTGCTGCTCGGCGGGCACCGTCGCCACGCCCGTGACCTGCTACACGCCGGCGCAGCTCGTCGCCGCGGGCGGGTACGGCCCCGCGGTCGACGACGCCGCGATCATCCTCGATCGGTCGGGCGGTCCCGTCATCCTCTGCCGCGCGGCGACCGTCACCGCGGCCGTGCTCGGCGGATTCAGCCAGAGCGGCGCCGGGTCGGGCGCGGCGGGCACCATCGCGGCGGGCGGCGGGAACACCTCAACGGCCGTCTTCTCGCTCACCGGCACCGCCACCCAGCGCGTGGCGGTGGCGATCAAGGTCACCACCGCGGGCGCCAACCTCGCGGGCTCGCCTGCCATCGCGATCAGCTTCGACGGCGGGGTGTCCTACCTCGCGCCGCAGGTCGCGCTCGCGGGCCCCACGGTCATCGGCTTCGGGCTCTCGCTCACCATCGTCGACGGCACCTTCGTGCTCGCCGACACCTTCAGCGCGGTCGGCGCGTCCTGCCCGACGCCCGCCGACGCCACCGGCACCAGCGTCCCGGCGTTCAGCGGCACGCCCCTCAGCGCGTTCCACATCGTCGCGCAGGTGATGACCGCCGCGGTGTCGCTGTCCGTGCTCACCGCCGCGGTGCGTTTCTCCCTCGACGGCGGGCGCTCCTACGGCGCCGCGGTGGGCATCCCCGCGACCGGGGTCTACGTGCTCCCGAACACCGGCATTACGGTGACCTTCGCCGCGGGCACCTTCGTGGTCGGCGACACCTTCGAGGTGCAGTCCGCGCCGCCGCTCTTCTCAACCACCACGCTTCGCGCGGCCCTCGACGGCCTCGCGACGGTGCGAGGCAGGTACGAGTTCGCGCACGTCGCTGGCGCCATCGACGTGACCCACGCCGCCCCGATGAGGGCCTGGGCCGTCGCGCGCGAGGCTCTCGGCGAGTACGTGTTCGCCCTCGGCGGCACGCGCGATCAGGCCACGGGCGAGAGCGCGGTCACCTGGTACACGGCGCTTGGCGGCGCTTCCCCGGGCTTCACTGGCTACGACGGGGGCCGCTACCTCGACGTGCACGCCTCTCACGGCTACGTCGAGAGCGCGATCTACCCGGGCAGCTACTTCCGCCGCAACCTCTCGGTGCTGCGGTCGGCGCGGCTCGCGAGCATCCCCCTCCAGGAGCACCCCGGGCGCGTGAAGTCGGGCGCGATCGTCGGCCTCATGGCCGATGGCGACGAGTCCAGCCTGATCCACGACGGCGCCGTGCTCACGGTCCTCGACGCGAGCCGCTTCAGCACCTCGCAGTCGGTGCTCGGTCAGCCGCGCGGGTCGTACTTCTTCACCAGCCGCACGCTGGCGCTGACCACGTCGGACTTCGGCGAGGTCCAGCGCATCCGCGTGATGTGCGTCGGCGCCGCCGCCGCGCTCTACGCGATGAGCCTCTACGTCGGCGAAGACCTGGAGACGAAGACGGACGGGTCGGGCCAGCTCGCTGAAGCCGCCGCCGCCGTCATCGACGAGGAGGTCACTGCCGCCATGAAGCGCGCCATCGTCGACGCGCCCAATGCCTTCGCGACGCGCGTCACGGTCGCGGCCGACCGCACCATCGACCTGCTCTCCACCGGCCAGATCGCCGCCGCGGTCTCCATCGTCCCGCGCGGAAGCGTCAACGCGGTCACCACCACCATCACCTTCTCGCGGAGCTGATCGAGATGAACATCAACGGCAACGAATATTCGTGGGCGTCGCTCGTCGCGCGCTTCGGCGGCGCCGAGGTCACCGACATCAAGTCCGTGAAGTACGCCGATGAGGTCGAGGGCGGCGAGGTCGTCTACGGCACGGGTCGTCACCCGCGCGGCCGCACGTCGGGGCGCTACAAGCCCGGCGACGCAAGCGTCACGTTCTTCAAGAGCGGCTGGAAGAAGCTGCTAGCGGGCCTCCCCAGCGGGTACGCCGACGTGCGCGGCACGATCACGGTGCAGTACCGGGAGGGTTCCGACATCCACACCGACGTGCTCGAAGACGTCCGCATCATGGGCGTCGACGAGTCCGCCGAAGACGGCACCGACGCGCTCGAAGTCGAAGTCAAGCTCTCGATCCTGCGCATCCGGCGCAACGGCAAGTACCTCGTCGCGAAGCGGGGGGAGTGATGGACGACCGCGAAGCCACCCTCACCGACGCCGAGCACCAGAGTCTCGCGGCGCGCTACGGCGCGAGCGTGAGGGTGTGGGAGCTCAACGGCCGCCGCTTCGCCCTGCGCAAGCCCAAGCGGGGCGAGTGGCAGGCCCACAAGTGCGATGCGGGGAGCGCCGACCCGACCACGAAGGCGGACGCCCAGGTGCAACTCGCGCGCACCGTGCTTGTGCCGATCGATCCCTCGGGGTCGGTCGATGTCGAGCGCGCGGCCTTCGATGCGCTCGGCGAGGAGTACCCCGCCCTGCTCGACCTACTCGGCGCGCTCGCCGAAGGCCTCGCGGCGGGCCCTTTGGCCGTGCGCGAGGTCAAGCCGCCGCCCTCTACGCCGCTGGTCTGAAAGACCCCGACGTCGCCGCCGACGCCCTGATCTCGCTGCTCCGCGCCGACCACGACGACCCCGAGGCGCGCGCGGGCGCGTACCTCGTCGTCGAGTTCTTCGGCGGGTTCCGCTCGTTGCTCAAGGGCCTCTCCGCACCCGCGAAGAAGGCCCCGCGCCGCCGCTCGTAGCCCACCCATGAACACCACCTGGACCCTCGCACTCAAGGACGCCGCAGCGTCGCGCACGGCGAAGCGGATCGCCGCCGCCGTGACGCCGCTGACGGCGGCCCTGCGCGCGCTGACGTCCGTCGCCCCCGCGGCGCAAGCGGCGCTCTCTCGCGTCGCCCCCGCGGGGACCGCGGTGCAGATCCGCGCGGTGACGGGCGCGCTCAAGGCGCAGTCCAAGGCCCTGCGCGAGCTCAACGGGATCGCGAGCCGAGCGCCGCGGGGTGCCCGGGCATCGGCCCCGCGCGCGGTGTCTTCGACCGCGGCGACGCTGGCCGGCGGCGTGCGTTTCGCCGGGGCGCCTACGGGCCGCACCCGCGTCGAGGCGTCGAGCACCGACCCGCGCCAACTGGCGCAGGGCGTGGCGTTCCAGCGGCGCGCGCTGGCGTTGCAGTCGGCCTACCGCACGCGCCAAGGGGCGCAGCAGGTGGCGCAGACGCAGCGCGACCGCGCGACGGAGATGCGCGCTCACCAGAGCTATTTCCAGCGGCTCTCGCGCCTGACGCAGGCGTCGTTCCGCGAGAGCACGCGACTCGCCGCGCAGCAGCGGCGTGCGACGGAGTCCGCCGGTCGCGCCCGCGTCCAGTCGCAGCAGCGTGAGGCGCAGTCGAGCCGCGCCCTCCTCGGCACCGTCGCTGGCGTGGGCCTCGGCGCCGTCGCCGCGCTCGCAGGCATCGCCACGGCCTTTGCGGGCGTGGGCTTCGCGGCGTCGCAGGCCGTCATCGAGGTCGCCAGCTTCCGCGAGTCGTCGCTTGTCGCGCTCGAAGCGGTGCTCGGTTCCTCAGCCGCGGCGGGGCGGCAGTTCCGCAACGCGGTCACGGTCGCGAATCAGACGCCGCTCGACACGCGCGACGTCATTACGCAGACGCAGAGCTTCGCCGTCGCGGGCTTCGGCGAGCGCGAGATTGCGCCGCTGATCGCCGCGTCCGCCGACCTCGGCGCGGCGTTCGGGCAGCGCTCGTCGGAGGGCTTCGCGCTCGCGCTCTCGCAGATCCGCGCGACGGGCACGTTGCAGGGGCAGGAGCTGCTCCAGCTCACCAACGCCAACGTGAGCCGGATGGCGGTCCTCGACAGCGTCGCCCGCCAGATGAACCTCGGCCATGGGGAGGTCGGGCGCCGCGCGGCCATCAGCGCCATCTCTCAGCGCCGCGTATCCTCGGGCGTCGGCGAGCAGGCCGCGCTCGACGCGGTGCGCGGACGGCTCGACCAGGGCGGCCAGCTCGGGAGCTTCGCGCGGCGGCAGTCGGAGACCCTCACGGGCGCGATCAGCAACGCGCGCAACGCCATCTTCAACCTCATGATCGGGATCGACTTCGGGAACGTCCCCGGAATCGTCGCCTTCAAAAACGTCCTACTCCAGGTCACCGCCGCGCTGACCAGCGGCTCGCCCGCCGCGGCGTCGCTCCGCGCTGGCATCACCGGGGCGGCCAACGCCATCGGCGGCCTGCTCGCGCGCGCCGTGAATCCCGCGACGATCGCCGCGACCATCACCACGCTCAGCAGCGGGTTCGCCACGGTGCAGCGCGTCGCGGCGATGGCGTGGCCCGTGGTGCAGTCCTTCATTCGCGGCGTGGGTCCCGGCTTCGCGGCGGGCGTCGCGCCCCTTCGCGCCCTCTTCGCGCAGCTCTCCGCGGGCGGCGGTCCATCGGCCGGCACCATGCTCGTGATCACGCGCGCCGCCCTGGGCCTCGGGCAGGTGCTCGGCTTCGCTGGCGGCGCCGCGGTCGCCTTCACGGGTGCCATCGGCACCTTCGCGAGCGTCACCGCCGCCGTCTTCACCACGGTGGTCGGGCTGGTCGGGAGCGTGCTCCTGCCCATCCGACAGGCCTTCCTGGGCGTCGGGACGAATATCGTCGGCGGCATCATCGACGGCATCCGCGGCGGTGTCGGGGCCATGACCGGCGCCGTGACTGGCCTCGGCGCGTCGGCCATCGCCAGCGCGCGCGCGGCCCTCGGCATTCGCTCGCCGTCGCGCGTCTTCGCGGATCTCATCGGCGCGCAGATCCCCGCGGGCATCGCCATGGGCGTCAACGCAGGCGCCCCCGCGGCCAACGACGCCGTGAGCGGCATCGTGAACCCCAGCGTTCCGGCCCTCGGCGGCCGCGGAGGGGCGAGCGTCAGCCTCACGATCAACGTCACGGGCGGCGGCCAGCCCGGCGAGACCGCGCGCGCCATCCGTGCGGAGGTTGAAGACGCGCTCGGGTCGATCTTCGGCCAGATGGCCGAGGCCGCGGCGTGAGCATCCCATCGCCCTTCGACGACGCGGAGACCTGGGACACGCTGGTCATCGGAGGCGTCCTCTTTCGGGGCACCTTCGAGTGGGGCGGCGACCTCATCAAGCGGAAGCTGGACCAGCGCCACGCCCCGGGCCGCGACGGCGCGCGCGTGCGGGACAAGGGCTACGACCTCGCCGAGATCGACTTAACGCTCACGGTGATCGACACGCCGCAGTGGGAGGACCTCCAGGCGATCATCGGCGTGGTCTTCCCGCGCGGCACCTCGCCGACCCCTCGCAACGCGCTCTCGTGTCTGCACCCCCAGCTCGCCGTCGCCGGCATCACGAAGCTCTACGGCACGTCGATGGGGCCGCTCTCGCAGGCGGGGCCCACGAAGTGGACCGCCACGTTGAAGTTCGTCGAGTTCCGCGCCTCGGCGCAGGTCTCGCGCAACGTCTCTCGCACCCCGCCCGCGGCCCCTGACATCGGCGCGAATCGCACGGCCTTCACCGGCACCGAGACCGCGCCCGCACCCACGCCGCCGCCCACGCCGGGCCCCGGACGGAGACCCACCCCATGAGCGAACTCACCTTGAACGGCGGCGCCGCGATCCTGCGCGCCGTCGTGCACCTTCCCCTCGCGGGCGTGTGGTCGGCAGACCTCGACGTGGACTCCGCGGAGTCCATCACCGGCGCTGTCTCCGTCGAGGTCGACGGCGTCCCAACGCTGCTCGGCACCGTCGTCGAAGGCGGCGTCACGCACGGGCTCTGGCGAGGCCGCATCGTCGGCGGCGCGGGCGGCCTGCGCGGCACGATCCCGGCGCGGGCGTACCGCGACATCACCCTGGCCGACGTCGTGCGCGACGCGCTCGCCGAGTCGGGCGAGACGCTCTCCTCGACCTCCGCCGACCTGTCGGCCGTGCGCCGCCTCTGGCACCGGGCCGAGGGCGCCGCCGCCCGCACCCTGACAGCGGTGGCCGACGCCGCGGGCTACGGCTGGCGCGTGCTCCCCGGCGGGGACGTGTGGGTCGGCGCCGAGACCTGGCCCGACGCGCCCGAGGCCGACCTTTCGCTGATCGACCGCGACCCGTCGCAGCGCCGGTACACCCTCGGCGGCGACGTCCTCGGGCTCCGCCCCGGGACGTTGCTCCAGCTGCGCGACGAGGGGGCCGATGTCTTCGTGCGCCTCGGCGCGCTGCGGCTCGACCTCGCGTCCGACACCTTCACCGCGACCGTGTGGTCGGCGCCGTGAGCAGCCTGAGCCCGCTCGACGCGCTCCGCCGCCTCGTCGACGGGTGGGTCTCGCCGCGCCTCGACCGGCTCGCGCTCTACCCCGCTCGGGTGGTGTCGCAGGCCGCGGACGGCACGCTCGACCTGGTGCCCGACGACCCCCGCATCCCGCCGTGCACCGGCGTTCCGGTTCGGCTGGGCCTCCCCGGCGCCCGCGCCACGGTCCCGGCCGGCGAGCGGGTGCTCCTGGGGTACGAGGGCGCCGACCCCGCCGCTCCCTACGCCGCCCTCTGGACCGCTGGCGCCGTGACGGTGCTCACGATCAACAGCGGCGCCGTGAAGGTGGCGCGCGACGGCGAGGCCGTCGTCAGCAGCGGCGCCATGGGCGCGTGGATCACTGCCGTCTCGGCGCTGCTCAACAGCCCCGGCGCCGTCATCGGAGCGCCCGGCGCGGTGACCCCACCCACGGGCGCCATCGGCGCGGTGTCGGGCGGTAGCGACGTGCTCAAGGTTCCATGACCACTATCTCCACCCCGATCAACGCCGATGGCGTCGTCGACCTCGATCCCGCGATGCGGCTGGCCTCGGGCCGACTCGCGCTGGCGCAGGCCATCGCCCGTCGCGTCACCACGCGCGCCGGGCTGCTCGCGCGCATCGGCGACGATCCCGCGTGGGGCCTCGACGTCCGCGACTACCTCGGCGCCGACACCGACGACCGCACGGCCTTCGTGATCGCGGCCGAGGTGCAGGCCGAGGTGATGCTCGACGAGCGCGTGCGCGGCGCCGACGTGTCCGCGACCCTCGCAGCCGGCGTGATCACCCTCACCATCCTGCTCGCCGACTCGGCCGGTCCTTTCCGCTTCGTCCTGGCCGTCTCGGCCGTCACCGTCGAGATCCTGAGGAGTTTCTGATGGTCGCCAGCATCACCGAGCTCACCACCCCGCGCACGGCCGACCAGATCGTCACCGCCGAGCTCGCCACGCTCACCAGCGGGGGTTTCGCGGTCGACGCCTGGGCACCGGGCGATCCCGCGCGCACGCTGATCCTCGCCGACGCGCAGGCCCTCACCGTCGCCGAGGGCACCGTCGCGTCGCTGGCCCTCGGCGCCTACGGCTCGACCGCGGCCCAGGCCGGAGAGGGCTGGCTCGACGTCTTCATGGCCAGCCGCTTCGACCTCGCGCGCGTCGAGGCCACCTACGCGGTCGGCCAGGTGCGCCTCACCGTCGCGAGCGGCGCCGGGCCCTACACCATCCCCGCGGGCGCGCTGCTCGTGTCCGATGGCACGCTGCGCTGGCGGAGCACGAACACCATCGGGGTGAACATCACCTCCGCGGCGGCGGTGAACATCAGCGTGCGCGCCGAGATCGCAGGCACCGGCGGTAACGTCGCGAACGGGTCGATCACCCGCATCCTGTCGCCCGCGAACGCAGGGGTGACCTGCGCAAACCCCGTTATCGGCGCGACCTCGACGTGGCTGTCCGCGAACGCCATCGACCGCGAGGGCGACGGCGCGTATCTCGCCCGCGGGGTCGCCCGCTGGGCGACGCTGGGCAGCGGATTCACTCGCGACGCGGTGGCCTACTGGTGTCGCTCGGCGACGCTGGACGGCACCCCTGCGACCGCGAACGCGGGATGCACGCGGATCGCGTTCGGGCCGGTGACGGGGGACGGGGCGTACACGGTGTACGTCGCGAACGCCACGGGGCCGCTCGGCGGCGCGTCCGTCGTCGCGGTGCAAGCCGAACTCGACCTACGGAAGCCCCTCACCGACACGCCGACGGTGGCCGCGGCGACGCAGAGCACCATCACGGTGACGGGGACGGTCGCCTTTCGGTCGGCGAGCACGTCAGGGGAGCGCGCCGCCGTGCTCGCGGCGATCCGGGCCTACGTCGATGCTCTGGAGATGCCCGACGACGGGGACACCACCACGGTCGACCTCGCGGGCATCCACGCCGCGATCTACGGCGCCGCCCCCGGTCGCATCGCCGACGTCGACCTGTCGAGCCCCGCCGCGGACGTCAGCGTCACGCTGGGGAGCGTCGCGGTGGCAGACACGTCGGGTGTGACCTTCCCCTGACCGGCTACCGCTCGCAGGCGCAGTTCACGCAGAACTCGCCCGCCGAGCAGCTGACCCCGCACCCGCCGCAGTGGTAGGTGCGGCCGCCGTCCTGCTCCCCGCCCTGGACGTTCACGCTGCGCCCGTCGCACGTCGCGAGCACCCCGCGGCACACCTCGCTCTGGCGCGGGTCGACGTCGCGCGGCACGTCCGCCCCCGCATCGGCCACGCCCGCGTCGACGCCCACGTCCACCACCGTGAGCACGTCCACCGACGCCCCGCGATCCACCGCGACCGGCACGTCGGCACCCGCATCGACCGCCACGCACGCTCCCTCCGCACACACCGTCCCGAGGCCACAGGCGCCCCCGCAAGGCCCCGCGTCGGGCACCCCCGAGGCATCGGGCAGGAGCACCGGGTCAGCGGCGCAGGAGAGGGCGAGGAGAGCGAGGGCGAGTAGGTGGCGCATCCCCGGACCCTACGGCACCCACGGCCCGGACATCCACAGGCACCCATGACCACCGCCCCCGCCACCTTCGCGGTCTATCAGGCCGACATCATGCCCCTGCGCGGCCGCTACGCCCTCGCGTGGGCGTCGGCGATGGGCGCCGAGAAGGACGTCACCGTCGAGCGCGCGCGACAGGCCGTGCTCGCGGGCGCCGTCACCGACGCCCCCGGGGACGCGCTCCCTCTCCTCGGCGCCGACGCCGCGCTCGAGCAGCTCCCCGGCGAGTCGGACACCTCCTACCGCGCCCGCATCCTCGGGGCCTGGGACACCTGGCCGTGGGCGGGGACGCGACAGGGGCTGGGGGCGGTCTTCACGCTACTCGGCCTCACGGTCACCCTCGCGACCGCCACCGAACTCGGGCGCGCGCCGTGGGCGCAGTGGTACGCGTTCGCGTCCGCGACCGGATGGACCCGTCGCACCTGGCAAGCGGGTAGCGAGGTGTGGGGCTCCGGCGTGTGGGGATCTACCGCCACTCGCGACGACGTGCGACGTACCCGCCGCTTCTCCCGCCGCTTCTCGAACGCGCGCGACCGCGGATGGATCGTCATCCTTCAATCGTCCCCCGGCGTCTGGGGCGCACCGAGCACCTGGGGTGCGCCGGGCGTCTGGGGCGCCCGCAACCCCCGCTGGAGAATCTGATCCATGGCCAACGTCATCACCCCCGCGATCTCCTACGACACGGCAGGTGTCATCACCGCGCCCGAGGACGGCGACGATCTCGACGCATCGGTGATTGAGATCGACCTCCAGGTGCTCGCCGACCGCGCGCGCTTCGCGCAGTACGTACTCCGCGCGCACATCGTGTGGGACGGGGCGTTCGGCGTGCGCTCTGGCGGCACGCTCACCAGCTTCACTGTTGACGTGGGGGCCATCGACCTCGCGGCGCTCGTGAACGGCACGGTCTCGTCGGCCTACAACGCGTCGGCGACCACCGTCACCGCGGCCAGCATCGAAGGGGGCGGCGTCACGCTCGGGGCTGTCGCGCGATGGTGGTACGTCTACGCCTACGCATCCGCCGGCATCGGCTATCAGGTGAGCCAGACCGCTCCCGCGGCCGGACGTCGCTACAAGACTGGCGCGACCACCCACGTCTACCTGGGATGCTTTCGCACGACCGCCGCCGGCTCCCCGCTCCCGGGCCGCCAGAGCAACGGCCGGTGGGTCTACCGCCGGAGCGCTCTCGCGGGCAACGAAACGAGGGTCCTGAATGTCAGCGCGAGTGGGGGTCCTGCGGACCTCGACCTCTCGGCGCTGGTGCCTCCGCACGCGCGCCTCGCCACCCTGGCCCTCGCGTGCGTCGGCGGGGATGGCGGCTTCAGCCTGAGCATCTACGCCGACGGAGACACCTCGGACGTCGCGCTATTCCATCGCGCGGAGATCGGGCTCACCAGCCCGTCGATCACGGGCGACGTCGAATGCACGGCTTCGCAGGTGGTCGATTACCAGACCGTCCGCAGCGGCACGACTGGCGGAGCCACCGCGCACGTACACGGCTTCTACGAGTAACGCTCCCGCCACCCACGCCCCCCCACGCCGCGGCGCCCCTCGGGCCGCATCGGAGCCCCATGCCCGCGTACCTCTCCCGCATCGCCGTCGCCCACACCCTCGTCGCAGGCGTCGCGCTCGCCATCGACCTCCCCGTCGACGGAGCGACGAACGCGCTCTACGTCGTGAAGAACACCGGTGCGAACCCCGTCACCGCTATGTCCGTCGCGCGCGCCCCCCTGGGCGTCGCGGAGCTCATCGAGACCGCCGTCGCCGTCGTCACGGGCATCCCCCTCGCGGCGGGGGCGTCGCTCCCGGTGCAGCTCACCAGCGAGCCCATCACCACGCTGCGCATCACGCTCACCTCGACGTCGGGCACCACCGTCCGCATCGCCGGGGGTGGCTGGTGATCAGCGTCGGCGGCGTCGTCGTCATCGGCGGCAGCGGTAGCGGCCTCCCCGCGGGCGCCCTCAACGGCCAGGTGATCCGAGACGTGGGCGGCGTCCCGACGTGGGTCGGCCCCGACGAGGTCGTCGGGGGTGGCCTTAGCGCCCTCCTCGCCGCCGACCTGTTGGGGACGACGATTATCGCAGACGGCCTGGGCTCCGCCACGGCGACCAGCGTCGCGGTAGGCGCGCTGCTTGGCGCCGCCGACGCGGCTGCGATGCGGACGGCGCTGGCGTTCGCCCCCTCGACCCTCGCCGCGCAGGCACGCCTCGTCGCCGCCACGCGTCGAGGCCCCGTCGCCGCGGGCGGGTGGTCGGATACGGCCTACGTCGGGTCAGTCGCCGCGCCAGCCGCTGGCGCGCAGCCTTCGATCGTGCGCGGCAGCACCTTCGTAATCACCCTCTATGTGCCCTCCTCGTCGGCGGGCGCGGGCGCGCACCTCGCGACGTCGGCGGACGGCGCCAGCCGCGGGTGGCTGATCGCGGAGGGCACCGGGGGCGGCGCGGGCGACCTCATCCTCTACAGCTGGTCAGATGCCGTCGCGGTCACGCTGCCCGGCGTCCTCACGACGGCGGGGTGGCACACGAACGCTGTCTCCGTCTCCGTGGGTGGCGTCGTGCGCTACAGCCTCGACGGAGGCGCGGCAGCCGCCGCCACAGGCACACCGGCTCTGACGGTGCGCGACGCGGACGCCGTGCGGATCGGGAGGGGAATCGGCGGCGGCGCGTCGGGCGGCCTCACGGCGCTCGCGTACCTCGCGACCTGGGCGTCGGTGCTCGCCGACTCCGCTCTCGTGACGCTCTCGACGTCTCCCTCCGCGGGCGCTCCCACGCTCCCGTCGGCGCCCGCGTGGGAGTGGGCGGCGGCGGCTCACCTCGGGTGCGGGCGCGTGACCGTCGGCGCGACCGTCTACGCCGTCACCGGGACGCCCTACCTGTGGATGCCATGAACACGCAGCAGCACCTCTCGCCGTGGGCTATCGCGCTCGCGGAGATCAGCGCGGGCGCGCTCGCAGCGTCCGAGGGGCACCCGCACGTCCCGGCGTGGCTCGCGGGCGCGCTCGCTGCGCTCGTCGTCGGCATGGCGCTGCGGCTCATGGACCCGACGCTCAAGCTTCGTGGCGAGCGCCTCGCGCGTCGGCTGTCGGAGCCCCCCACCGCGCCGCTCACGCGGTCGGTGCTCGTCGTCGATGACGTCGCGGCCGTGCGCGAGCTCATGGCGATGGTCCTCCGCGACGCGCTCACCGTCCCGGTCTACGTCGCTTCGAGCGCAGCCGAGGCCCGCGCGATGTGGAACGCTCACCGCTGCGCCGTCGTCGTGTGCGACCTGATGCTGCCCGACGGCCTCGGCGACGAGGTGTTGTCCGCCCTCCCGCGCCGCGTGCGGGCCGTGCTGACGAGCGGCGTGGCCGACGAGTCGGCCCTCCACGCCAGCGCGACGGCGTGCCGCGCGACCCCGATGCACAAGCCGCTTGATCCTAGCGCGCTGCTCGCCGTCGTGCGAACGATGCTCGGATGAGCACCCCCCAGGAGCACCATGCCCACGCTGACCACCACTGGATCGACACGCACCCGCTCGACGGCCGGTGCGCGGTGACGCTCGCGGGCGCCATCGCGCTGCTCCCGCCCCGCTGGCGATGGACCGTCCACAACCTCATCGCGCACCCGCTCTCCGAGCTGCTCTTCCAGGTCGGCGCTGAGCGCCTCGGCACCCGCATCCACGACGCAACCATCCCCGCGGTCGGTGCCCCCGACCCCCGCGGCTGACAGGAGCCCCATGCCCACGCTGACCGCCATCACCCGTTGGATCGACGCCCACGCGCTGTCCCTCCCCCTCTACCTCGCGCTCGCCACCGGCCTCCTGCGCGCGGCCTACGCGCTCGCGTCGCGCATCCTCGCGCCGTACCCGCGCGCTCGCGCCGCCGTCGAGGCCTGCGCCGCGCTCGCGCCCGACGTGCTGCGCTTCATGCAGCAGGTCTTCCTGCTGCTGACGGGCCGCCCGATGCCCTCGACGCAGCCGGTGAGCGTGGTCCCCGCGCCGCCCGCCGATGACACCCCGGCCGACGGCGACCGGCACGCGAGCATCGTCCCGCCGCCCCCGTCGCCGCTGCGCGCGGTCACCATCCGACACCGCCCGCCCCCTGCGCCCGACGGGCAGCGGGGGAGCGCGAGCGTGCGGGCGCTGATCGTCTTCGTGGTGGCGCTCACCGTGGTGCTCCCCCTCGGGGCCGCGCTCACCGGCTGCCCCAACTGGCAGCGCCCTGTGTGCCCCGCGCCCGGCGTGTACGCCTGCGTCGCTGACCAGCCCGCGGTGTGCAGCCCCAGCGGCGAGCAGACGCCCATCGGCGACGAGCCGTGCTCTGCGCAGGGCCGCGTGTGCGTCCTCCGCGCCGA